TGCCAAGGTCACGCGAATCCGCACCTTGGGTCGCTATCTCGATGACATCAACCTCATCGGCGGCGACTTACTGCTGGAAGATGGGTTTACTTTGTTGCTGGAAGACGGCGGCGAGTTCAGGCAAGAAAGCGGCAGCGCAGAACCAGACCCTTATGCCGAATTTCCACGCGAGATTTACTACGTTGACCGCAAATCAGCCGAAACCCGAGACATTATCGAGTTCGAGCTTGCCAGCGTATTTGACCTCGCTGGTGTTCGAGCACCCAAGCGTCAGTGCGTGACCCGTTGCCAGTGGGTTTATCGCTCTGCGGAATGTAGCTACACCGGCTCGAACTACTTTGACGTGAACAACAACCCGGTTGGCAACGCGAGCGAAGACGTTTGCGGCAAACAGGTTGACAGCTGCAAAGCACGTTTTGGCGATAACAACAGGTTGCCCCACGGCGGCTTCCCAGGCATCGGCACATTCTTTGCATGACCTGGCGCGATACCGCACTGGCTTACGCGCAGCAGCATGACCCCAAGGAAATTTGCGGGGTTTTGGTCATTGTTAAAGGGCGCGAGAAGTTTTGGCCGTGCGCCAATCTCGCAACACATCCCGAGCAGATGTTTGTCCTGTCGCCTGAGGACTATGCCGACGCAGAGGATGCTGGTGAAATTACAGCCATCGTCCACAGCCATCCGATCACACCAGCAGCCGCAAGTGAAGCCGACAAGGTTGCCGCCGAAAAGCTCGGCTTGCCCTGGTACATCGTCAACCCCAAGACCCAAGCCTGGGGCGAGTACATCCCATGCGGTTACAAGGCACCGTTAATTGGTCGCCAATGGGTGTGGGCAGTGCAGGACTGCTGGACGTTGGCGCGTGACTGGTACGCCGAAAACGGTATCCAACTGCGGGATTGGGACCGCCCTGCAAATCCTGAGCAGTTTTTAGCCGCACCAATGTTTGAGGGTTGCTGGGCAGCGACCGGCTTCCGCTCTTTATCGGAAGATGAGCCTTTGGAACGTGGCGACCTGCTGCTGATGTCGATTGGATCGCCTGGCTTGAATCACTGTGCGGTGTATCTGGGCGATGGAATGATTTTGCACCACCTACAAAGTCGCCTGTCTAGCCGTGACTTATATGGCGGGCAGTATCTAAAATGCACGGGAAGGAGGTTGCGCCATGCTCCGTAAGATCAAGCTCTACGGACCGTTGGCGGAGTTTATCGGCAGGCGCGTTCTGCAGGCAGATATTGCAACGGCTGCTGAGGCGGTGCGTTTTCTGGTCGCCAATTTCCCTGGCGTGGAACAGCACATGGCGGACCAGCACTACCGCGTGAGCACTGGTGCGGTTGACTTGACCTTGGATGAGGTTCACTACCCGGCGGGTCAAGAAGAAGTCAGGATTGTTCCGGTTGTTGTTGGTGCGGGTGGCGCGGCAGGCAAGATTATTGCAGGCGTGGCGCTAATTGCTATTTCTTTAGCCTTGCCCGGAGGCGGACTTTTCGGTGCATCCGCTTTTGGTGCATTTGGTGGTCCTATTGCTGCGGCTGGAACGCTTACAACCGTCGGCACAGTCATAAGCGCAGTTGGTGCAACTCTTATTTTGGGTGGCGTCGCGCAGCTGCTTAGCCCCGTCCCAAAAGTTGCTCAAGGAATAGACACCCAAAACGACCCACGCAAGTCATACAGCTTCAGCGGTATCCAGCAAACCAGCCGCCAAGGCGTACCTGTTCCAGTCGTTTACGGTAAAACTCTGACTGGCAGCGTTGTCATCTCTGCCGGTGTTGACACGGTACAGGTGAAAGCATGACCGCAATTACTGGTGCAGGTGGTGGCGGCGGCAAAGGCGGCGGTGGCGGTAGCTCGCGCACACCTCAAACAACACCCGACAGCCTTGATTCAAGGCAGTATGCCAACGTTATTGACCTGATTTCCGAAGGCGAAATCGAGGGGTTAGCTGATGGATTGAAGTCCATCTACCTCAACAACACGCCGCTGCAAAACGCAAACGGCACCTACAACTTTGAAGACGTTGAGATTTATACCCGCACTGGCACACAGAACCAAGAGCACATCCCATTTACGCCCGGCGTTGAAGATGAGAAACCCGTCGGCGTCACTGTTGTTAAGGACGTTCCGGTCACCCGAAGCATTACTGACGTTGATGTTGATGCTGTCCGCGTCACCATTGCAATCCCATCGTTGCAGGTCATTGATGCTGGCACCGGGGACACGCTTGGCACCAGCGTTGAGCTAGAGATTGCAATTCAATATGCGTCTGGCGGTTTTACGACCGTCGTTTCAGACACGATTACCGGGCGCACTGCAGACGAGTACCGCAAAGATTATCTGATTGAGCTGGCACGTCCTAATCCCAGCGATTCAGTAGAAATCAAAGTTACCCGGATCACGGATGACAGCACGTCAGGGCTAGTAGCAAATGCCTTCTTGTGGTCCAGCTACACCGAAATCATCTGGGCAAAACTGGCTTACCCCAACAGTGCCCTAGTTGGTCTGCGGATTGACGCCGAACAGTTCAGCAGCATCCCCTCGCGCAGTTACCTCGTCAAAGGCGTCAAGGTTCAAATCCCATCTGGCGTCACCGTTGATTCCGATACTGGGCGGATTATTTACCCCATCAACTTTGTTTGGGATGGGACGTTCCAGGCTGCTGCTTGGACATCGTGCCCGGCGTGGATTTTGTACGACCTGCTAACCAGCTCCCGCTTTGGATTAGGCGATCACATCAATACAGCGCAACTTGATAAGTGGGCGTTCTTTGCCGCTAGCAAGTATGCCAACACGCTGGTCGATGACGGCTTTGGTGGTACTGAGGCTCGATTCTCCTGCAACACCACAATCCAAACTGCCGAGGAAGCGTACAAGCTGATTAACGATCTGCTGTCCGTAATGCGCTGCCAAGGCTTCTGGAGCAGCGGCAGCATGACCATTGCCCAGGATCGCCCAGAAGACCCAGCGTTCCTGTTCACCAACGCAAACGTCACCCCCGAAGGGTTTAGCTATACGGGCGGCAGCCTCAAGACTCGCCCCAATGTTGCAGTCGTCAGTTACCTGGATCTGACCCTGCGGGACACCGCTTTTGAGGTGGTGGAAGACGTTGAGGCGATTGATAAATACGGCGTTGTCCGTACAGAAATCAGCGCCTTTGCTTGCACCAGTCGCGGGCAGGCAAATCGAATCGGGCGCTGGCTTATCTATGCGGAGCGCTTCGAGAAGGAGATTGTCAGCTTTGCATCCAGTTTGGAAGCGGGTCAGCAAGTCCGCCCCGGTCAAATCATCCTGATTGCCGATCCAGTCAAGGCTGGTTCCCGTCGTGCGGGTCGCATCAACGCAGCAACTGCCACCACCGTGACGGTTGACGACACGGCAAACACAGACCTCAGCTTTGCTGGCGGTTCAGTTTTGAGTGTGCTTCTGCCTGATGGCACGGTGGAGCAGCGCGAAGTTTCCACTGTTGTTGACGGTGTAATCACGGTGCAATCGGCGTACAGCGCAGCACCTGCCGCCAACAGCATTTGGATGCTGGAAAGCCCAACGCTCCAGGCGTCAACGTGGCGCGTGTTGAGTGTTTCCGAGCAAGACGGCATCAACTACGCCATCACTGCTCTGGCGCATAACGAGGGCAAGTACGCCTACATCGAAAACGGCGAGCAGCTCCAGGTGCGCGACATCAGCGACCTCAACGTCATCCCAGATCCCCCGACAGACCTAGAGGTTTTGACTGTCACCACGTTTGGCGGCGTGCAAACCAAAGAGTTGCAGTACGCCCTCAACGGGCGCATCGCAATCAAGGTCACCTTCCACTGGCGCGGACCACAGGGCATCAAGAAGTTCCGCGTCCGCTACCGGCATGAGGATGACAACTTCACCACGGTACGAGTGCAGGGCACAACTTTTGACATTGAGGATGCCAAGGTCGGCAACTATCAAATCCAAGTCAGCAGCATCAGCTCCACTGAGCTTCTGTATAGCGAGCCAGCACTGGCGAATTACACCGTTCTAGGTCTTGGTGCGCCACCGGCTGACATCACTGGTTTGAGTGTGACGCCAATCAGCGACACTCAGGCAATTCTCACTTGGCAGCAAGTCCCAGACTTGGACGTACAGCTTGGTGGTCGCATCATCGTGCGGCATGATCCACGCGCTTTGGCTTCTGCGGAATGGAACAGCAGCAACCGGATTGTTGACGGTGTTTCTGGCACGTCAACGCAAAAGCAGGTGCCACTGCTTGCTGGAACGTACTTCGTCAAGGCGGAGGATTATCTAGGCAACCGCTCAGAAAATGCGCTGGGCGTGGAGGTCACGCTGCCCGAAGCTGATGCCCGCTTAAACGTCAAAACGTGGGCAGAACAATCACTTGGTACACCGTTCAACGGCACCAAGGTCAACTGTGCCTATAGCGTTTCCGAAACGGCGTTGCTGCTGGAACCTGACCTGTATGTATCGCTGAACTACGTTGACAACCTCTACTTCGAGGTGGACGGTGGGGCTGAATATACGTTCCAGGATACGTTTGACCTTGCGGCAACGTATGACGCGGTTCTGCGTCGCAGGATCCTGAGTCGTCCCAGCTCTGGTACGGGCACTCTGTTTGACTCTTACGCCGGAAATTTTGATGACGCCGAGGGTTTGTTTGACCAGACCACATCCGACTCGGTAAACGTCGTGACCTATGTGCGAACAACAGAGGACGACCCAGCTGGTACACCGACGTGGGGTCCGTGGACTGAATTTGTTGCTGCTGTGGTGCGTGGACGCGGCATCCAGATTAAGTCTGAGATGACGACCACCAGTGCTGGAATCAATGTTGCGGTGGATGAGCTTGGTGCAACGCTTGACTTGACTCGCCGCACGGAAACTGGTTCTGGCACGTCAGGCAGTGCAGTGACCTTTGCCAATGCGTTTTACCAGACGCCTGAAATCATCATCACGCCGACAGCTCTTGGCGTGGATGGCTTTGTCACGCTAAGCGGCACCAGCGCAACGGGCTTCACCGCTACATTGACAAGTGCGACGAGCAGTGGGTTCACTTACACTGCAACTGGATTCGGGCGTGCCTTGTAATGGCTCAAAGCGACCAGACAGTACAGAACGCGACGTTTCCGGCAGTTCGTGCGGACATCAACGATAATCTTGCCGCGCTTTATAGCCAGAGCAGTGGTGCAAGCGCCCCGACGGTAACGGTTGCATTTCAGCCGTGGATTGACACGAGCGTTTCGCCGCCGATCTGGAAGGTCCGCAATGCTGCTAATACGGGTTGGATTACGGTTGGGGTTTTAGATGTCAACTTTGAGGTTGGCGGTATTACCCCGATTGCCAATGGCGGCACGGGTCAAGTTACGGCAGCTGATGCAATTAACGCATTGCTTCCAAATCAAGCCAGCTATGCCGGTAACGTCTTAAAGACTGACGGTGCGGATGTTAGCTGGGGAGTAAGTGCTGGCAGTCTGATTCGTACTCCCCAACTTTTAACTTCTGGTACGTCGTACACAACGCCTGTCGGTTGCACGAAGATCTACGTCGAATGCGTCGGCGGCGGTCAAGGCGGTGATGGGGGCTACAGGATCAGTCCATTTGGCTTTGGAACCACTTATTACAGCGGCAGAGGAGGTAATTCGGGGGGTTATGCCGCAAAGTTTTATACCGTGACAGGAAGCACCAGCTACACAATTACGGTTGGTGCTGCTGGCACTGGCGGCACAGGGAATCTTACAAGTTCACTTGTTCAACCAGCTGGGTCTATCGGCGGCAGCGGAGGCGACACGACTTTTACAGACGGCACCACGCTGATTACTGCTTACGGTGGCGCGGCAACCTTGTCTGCACCGACTAACGGCGACATCACTCGCTACGGCAACACGGGTTTTAGCGGTGCTTCAGCTGATTCAAACACTGGCGCGGCAGGAGGTCGTGGTGCAGATTCCTTCTTCAGGGTTGGGGGAACTGCAAATGGCGGAGCGGGGTCATACGGCGGTGGCGGTGGCGGTGGTGTAATGAGTACCGGCGATGGCGGAGCTGGTGGGTCTGGTCTGATTCGCATTACGGAGTACGCCTGATTTTTTAGGTTTGTTTCTCCAGAGCCACCGCCCTTAGAATCAGGCGAAGATCCCTGAACGTCTAGAAAGTGGCTAACCGGAAGATTTCGCAGCTGACGGCACTCACCACGCCTGCAGCGGGCGATTACTTGCCGATTGTCGATATTTCGGAAGCAGCGGACGCGGATAAGAACAAGCGGATCACGATCGAGGAATTGCTGCGTGGTGCGCCTGATGGTACGGCTGCAGCACCGAGCATTGCATTTGAGTCGGACCCTGACAGCGGTCTTTACAGCACTGGGGCGAACGGACTGGCGCTGGCTACTGGCGGCGTGGGACGGTTGTTTGTTGAAAGCAGTGGAGCAACCCGCATTGAGGGTACTGGAGGACCGAGTTTAATTATCAAGGATACAGATTCCTTGAGTGGCTCTTCTACCTCTTATTTACGCTTCTGGGCAAGTGACGCCGAAACTGGGTACATTGGATACGTTGGTGGTTCAAATTATTTTATAAACAATTCTCGCTCTGGCGGAGCTATTCTTTTACGCACAGAAGACACCGAACGCCTTCGTATTACGAACACCGGGCAACTGAGTCACATCGGTGGTGGCACTAGTGGTTCACCTGCAGTAAGTTTCAACGGCAGCGCACCATCTAACAGCCTGGTTGTTGACTCAAGTGGGCGGGTTAGTATTGGTGCTGCAAGTGCAAGTAGAACGCTTGAATTACACTCAACTGTTCCCGTTTTACGTTTAATTGATACAGATGCTTCTGGTACGCCGCGAGCAGAGATAGGTGCCGCTGGCGGCAATCTAACTTTTGCTGCTGATCAAGGTTCTTCTGGCACTGGCGGAAATGTTATTTTCTACGCCCCCGGAGCTACCGAACGCCTCCGCATCACATCGGACGGGAAACTAGGTCTGGGGACTACGAGTGCTGTTGCGCCTCTTACTGTCGTTGCAGCTTCCAACAACACCGACATTGCTGTGTTTAACGGCAGCACTGGCACCAGTCGCGGCCTGAAGCTGAGCACTGGCGTTAACTTTAATAGCGACGCCCTTGTTATCTATGACGCACAGGAGGCTACTTACGGTTCCCATCTATTTAGGACACGTGGCACTAACGCTTTATTCATTGACCAGTCACAGCGCGTAGGGATTGGCACTACGAGTCCTGCTGCTGGTTTTGGAACTGGTATCGTTAGCCTCGATGTTAATGGTCCAATCTTTGCTCGCGGACCTATTGCATCAAACCAGACAAACGCAGGTGTTATCCAATACACAGCTAACGACACAACGATCAGAAGTTTTGGTGCAACTGCCGGAACAGGTGCCATTGCGTTCAAAGTTGGTGGTGGCGGCGGCTCTGCAGATACTGAAGCCGCCCGCATCACATCGGACGGGAAGCTGGGTCTGGGGACTAGTAGCCCTGCGGTAACTGCACATATCTCATCCAGTAGCGCCGAAAGTCTCCGCATTGAACACGCAACTTCACCGTACATTAGTTGGTATTTAGGAGCTACTCGGGGCGCCTATCTTCTTGCTAATAGCTCCTACGTGAAGTTAGGGGCTGATGCTGGCAGCAACAACACTATTCAGTTTTCTAATAGCGGTGGCGACAGGCTTACGATTAACTCCGCAGGCAACGTCGGAATTGGCACCACGAGTCCTGGCTACACCTTAGACGTGGCTGGAACAGTAAATGCAAATGCAACCTTCAGGGCTAACGACGGTACACACATTGGTATCTTTGGCTCCCAGGCATTTGCAAGCGGCGTAGTTGGCCTTGGCAGCGGTTCAAATCATCCGCTTGTATTTGGTACTAACGCCAACGAACGTGCCCGCATCGACTCCAACGGTACATTCCGCGTCAAGGGTGCAGGTGCTGGAGGTGCAACTGATGCTGTTCAACTGAGTGGTGCTGCTCCATCCAGCAGCCTTGTTGTTGATTCAAGTGGGCGCTTGGGTGTGGGGACTGGTAGCCCGCTAGCCGAGTTGCATTTGAATGACTCAACTGGCTTATCTCGTATGCGTTTTACTGGTGGAGCTGCCGGCGCGGATAACTTTGAAATTGGCCAGGCTATTGTTGGCGTATCTAACTCAGGTTTCTCGATCTATGACATTGATGCAACTGCAACTAGATTCGTAATTGATTCTTCAGGCAACGTCGGAATTGGCACTGCAAGTCCGAGTGAAAACTTACACGTCAAAGTCGCATCAACAGATGGAATCAAGATTCAAAGTGATTCCACTACCGCTGGAACTTACAGCCAACTTGGCTTTTTAGCCTCTACCAATGATGCGGGCGCTCCGGGTCTTGCAATCAGAGGTTATCGAGGCACTGATTTTAATTCGGGATACCTAACCTTTAATACTGGTGGGGCGACAGTTCAGGAACGCCTGCGCATTGACGGCTCCGGCTACCTGCGTATGGCGTCTGGCAGTGGTGGCATCCAGTTCAACGGTGACACCGCAGCGGCTAATGCGCTGGATGATTATGAGGAGGGGACGTATACAATGACTCTCTACGATGATGTCACTGGTGGTAATGCTTCGCCGACTACCGCGACAGTGAAATACACCAAGATTGGCAGGCTTGTCCATGTCTACGGGCTAGGTGTGTCTAACATTGATACCACTGGCATGACTGCTGGCAATAATTTGTATGTAAGCTTGCCTTTTACCATTGGCGAAGGATATAGCGGTGGTGAAGCCAGGCTGCTGGGAGCCGCATTGCCAAGCAGCGGACAATCAACAAATGCAACGCTTGGCGCTGGATCTGCTGCTCGGTTCAGTGTTGGTGTGTTTTCAAATGCTGGTGGGGTTGCTGCTGCGACTGTGGGCGATCTTACTTCAGGAGTGTCAGATCTTCGCTATATCAGCATTGTCTATCAAGCTGCTTAATCACCCAGCCCGCAACGGCTAAAAACTACGAACCTAAACCTGTTACGTCTGGAGGACGTTCCTAATGGCTCTCATTAAAGAAACCGTTGTCGATAAAATCGAAGTACTGGAAAGCAACGCCATCCAAGTGCGTTCTTGCATTCGAGTGCTGGAAGATGGCGAAGTGCTGTCTTCTGCTTATCACCGGCATGTGTTGCAGCCTGGTGATGACCTGAGCAATGAAGACGCCAAGGTGGTGGCGATTGCTAATGCTGCGTGGGCTGAGTAGTCCTACTCGTTAAAACGTCTGGCATGAAGCGTCTTGCCAACTCGTAGTCATTACCACTACTTGCTCGGTACTTGCTCGGTACTTGCTCGGTGAGTAGTCGCCTTCACTAGTCAAACCGAGCAAACTCACCATGAAGCCTGCGTGCAGCCTCGCAATAGGCGGCGTAGGCTTCTTCTCTTGTGTTAAAAGTACCGAGGCTTATCCTTTGCTTTTTCGATGTAATTACAGCTCTATATTTTCCGTTTTCCCGCTGATACACACCTTTGCAACCGCTTACATTGTTTGATTTTTTCGGTCTATAACAACTGTTTTCGGAATCTGTTGCCAAGCGTAAATTTGCGATTCTGTTATCGCCCTTGTCTCCGTTTATGTGATCTATCGTCATGCCAAGCGGAATAGCCCCGTAAACCACCACCCAAGCAATCCTGTGCTCCATGTAATACTTATTGTTTATATATAAAAGGCGGTATCCTTTGGTAGCAACTGAACCGGTGCGTTTGCCCGATAACCAAGGGCATTGCTTGCTGTGCTTTCTGGTGAAATAGCCTGTTTCAGGGTCGTAATGAACGACAGCCAGTATTTCCTCGCGCGAGGGCAAGGGCTTAAAATTTTGCATCGGCCTATGCAGGTAGGGCGGTCATCCCCCGGGTGCGCTAACACGCCGGGGACACTACTCTACAAGGGTTGAGCCGATTTCCCATGGCGACCACTTTT